GAGAAAACAAAAAATACGAAAGCTGGACTCGCATGCTCATCAATGCCGCCAAAAATAACCCAAACCTAACCGTCAAATCAACTTGGTCTCACGCCAAGGTTACGCTAATCAAAACCAAATGTGGGAAGCATATCGTATTTGAAGGCTCTGGCAATCTTTCCGATAATGCGCGTATAGAACAATACATTTTAGAAAACAACAAACAAGCTTATGAGTTCCACAAAAACTGGATAATGGAGGCGATGAATGAAGACAAACAAGCTTAAGTTCAACCCTAATAATCCTCGCAAATGTAGCAAAGATAAGCTGGAAAAACTTATGCGCTCAATCGAATCATTTCCTGAAATGATGAAGATTAACAACATAAAAACCACATACGCCGTTATAGGCTCACGAAGTGTAAACGCTAACATTGACCATATACTTTCTGAAAGAATATCCAAGCACGATACAATCATATCTGGTGGGGCTATCGGGATTGACACAATGGCAGCTGAATGGGCAAACGCCAATGGAATTAGCACAATCGTAATAAAGCCTAATTATGCTGTATATGGCAAAAAAGCACCTCTGATAAGAAATAAGGAAATCGCATTGGCATGTGATACCATGATAGCCATTTGGGACGGCAAAAGCAAAGGCACGCTAAACGCAATCAACCACGCAAAAAAAGCAGGAAAGCATGTTGAAATCATTAGAGTCTAATTCATTAGGGACTATCTATTACATAATCACCTATGTAGGCTCAATTATGGGCATGAAAGGAAAAACATCTAAAGAATCTCGTGACTTGGTGACATTCAAAAGAGCAAATAAGCCATCCAATATGATCCCAGACATAATAAAAATGGCCATAAATGAGATAGATGCAAAGGCAGATATATGTGTGATACCATCGTCCAAGCCAAAACTTAACAACCTGCAAAAAGCATTACAAAACACATCGATAGTTAAGCTAATAGAAACGGAACCCAGAAAGCAAAATCACGCAGCGAATATTCCAAATAATTTCAAAGAAACAATAGAAGTTAATCACACTAAAAAATCCAATACACTAATCATTGTCGATGACATAATAACATCAGGAAAAACAATGGCCTATTTCGTCGATCTTATGAGTGTGTTCAAGTATGATAAAATACACGTTTTCGCCTATGGAATAACCGATACATTCATTAAACGATATGACAAAACTAAAAGTGTATCTATGTTTGAGCCATGCGAAATCTTTCAATCTAACATTCCCGACATAGGCCTAATGATCCCAACGCTCCATTTTGATGAGGCAGATAATGGAGGCGATGAATGAAGACAAACAAGCTTAAGTTCAACCCCAATAATCCGCGAAAATGTAGTAAAGACAAGCTGGAAAAACTTATGCGCTCAATCGAATCATTTCCTGAAATGATGAAGTTACGCCCTATAGTTTACGATCCAGAGACCATGTATGTTTTAGGCGGGAATCAGCGGCTCGCAGCCATTAGAAAGCTAGGCATGAAAGACATCCCGGATGAGTGGGCGATCGCCGCCACAGATCTCACCCCAGAACAGCAAAAGGAATTTGTTCTGCGAGATAATGTGCAGTTCGGGGATTGGGACTTTGAGATGCTGTCTGCTGAGTTTGGCGAATTTGACTTTGATGATATTGGCATGGATATGCCAGACATAGAAACAGAAATTAAAGACATAGATGAGAAAAACAAAGAAATACGACCGATAAAAAAAGTTCATTACTTAATTAGCGTACCAATTGATTTAGTCCTCGATGTTCAAGACGCCATTAAAGCCATCAGGGAATTAGATGGAATCGAAATCTCGCAATCTCAAAACTAATAATTCACACCTCGAAATGAAGGTTAACCTCAGGCTTAACAACTTGCCTGAAAAAGACAACCTTTGCGTTTTGGACGCATATGCAGGAAAAGGGCTGATTTGGAACACCGTTAAAAAACGCACCGCTAAAAAAATAAAAGTTTTACAAGTTGACAAAGTGGATCATCCCAATGTGGATATAGCTACCGATAATCTTAAGGTGCTTTCTGGCATAAATCTATCCAGGTTTGACATTATTGATCTTGACGCATACGGATGCCCATTTGCACAGCTACAAATACTATTCAACCACAACTACACAGGGAAAGTGTTTGTGACATACATCCAGACACACCATGGTGCATTGCCTCACGGGATTCTTAAGCAGTCTGGCTTCACAAAAGAAATGATCAGCAAAAGCACTACCCTCTTCAATAAAAACCCAATGCAGGTTATGGAACAATACCTAGCAAACAACGGAATCTTCTCTTATTCAATAAAATATGTTGACAGAAAACACTACATGTGTTTTGATGTTCCATATAAAGGAGATTCAAAATGATTAAAATTTATGAACCAAGAGGGAGAGCCAGAGAATATAGTCCATTTGCTATGAACTATTTCAAAGGCTGTGATCATGGATGTAGGTATTGCTATGTCCCAAGAATGATGAAAGTGTTTAATTCCCAGTATTGCCATGATAATGTTTCCGTTAATATGGCTGGATTGTGGAAAGAGGCAGAGAGATTTTCGAAATCAAAAAATTGCGGAGAGCAAGTTCTTTTGAGTTTTACTGGTGATCCGTATTGTGGGCTGGAATCTGGAGAGACCAGAGATGTGTTATGTGCTTTCCATGAGCATGATATCCATTGTTCAGTGTTGACCAAAAATCCAGGGAAAGCAATCAAGGATATTGATATTATGTCAGATATGGCGTATTTTAAAATGGGAACCACCTTGACCTTGCTTGATCCTGATCTTTCAAAAATGTGGGAACCAGGAGCTCCGATAGGAGAGGAAAGAATTAAAGCCTTAAAAGTGTTTGCCGATAATGGGATAAAGACATGGGCAAGCTTTGAGCCTGTTATTGATCCAGTGGAATCCTTGAAAATGCTAGAAATTGTTTCCGGATTCATAGATCATGTGAAGATAGGGAAAATAAATAACCATCCTCAAGAAAGACTAATTGATTGGGTGAAATTCTTGAAGGATGCCGTTTCAATATGCAGGGACACAAATATGAAGTTTTATATAAAAGATGATTTGGCAAAGTATGCCAATGGAATAGTGTTTTCAAGAGAAGAAAGAGACAAAGATTTTCTAAATGTGTAATGAGACAATATCCGAATAAGGAGTATCGAATGATTAGAACAGCTGAATGTGTAACTCCGAAGCATCCAGATAAGATGTGTGACCGCATAGCTGATGCCATATTGACGGAGGCAATCAAACAAGACCAAAACGCAAGAACGGCAATAGAAGTTTGTGCCGGTCATGGCATTGTGACCGTTCTTGGCGAAATGACAACCACAGCCTTTGTTGATGTTGCTGATATAGCCCGCAGGATTACAGATGGTGAATGCGGAGTGCAAGTCAATATTGTGCGACAGTCACCCGACATAGCGATGGGAGTTGATGCAGGAGGCGCCGGAGATCAAGGCATTATGATTGGATATGCCTGCAACGAAAATGATAATCTTATTCCTATGGAACTAAACCTCGCCAGAGACTTGTGCCAATTCATTTATATGCGACACGAAGTTGACGGCAAAACTCAAATCACAATGGACGGCAATAAAATATCCACTATTGTCGCAAGCTTTCACAACACAAAGAGCGGAGACCTGAGATCCCTTGTGCACCAATGGCTTGACGGTAGAAAATGCGAATCGATAATGTGTAATCCTGCCGGCGATTGGGAAATTGGTGGGTTGAACGCTGACTCTGGCGTTACGGGCAGGAAACTTGCGATAGACAACTACGGAACCAGAACACCCATTGGCGGCGGCGCATTTAGCGGAAAAGACCCCACCAAAGTGGATCGCTCTGCTGCGTATATGGCAAGAAAAATTGCCGTCGACATTTTGCGCCAGAAAAATGCAAAAGAAGTTATCGTTTCGCTTGCTTATGCAATCGGCGTTCCTGATCCGGTAATGACGGAGTGTATTGCCGATGGAAATCATGTTGACATTTCACACTACAATTTGACACCAAAAGCAATTATCGATGCGCTTGGGCTTCGTGATATTGATTATGAAAAAACAGCAGAGTGGGGACACTTCGGCATCGGCATGCCGTGGGACGGATAATATGGCAGCGACCAAAAAAGACAATGCCACTAAAGCGACTCCAGACTTCACACTTAAAAAAAGCCAAATGCTGGAGGCACTTGAAAAGTCTCTTGGCGTGGTCACCACCGCAGCGCAAAAGGTAGGCATCAGCAGGCGGCAACATTATAATTGGCTAAAGTCAGATCAGGCTTATTGCGATGCCGTTGCCG